ACTTTAGCTTCCATTAAATCAGACTCCAAAGAGCAACCGAAAAACAAGTTAGATTTTGTAGTAGCTACTGCTTGTGTAGCAGTTAATCCATTTGCAACAAAAATCTTAACTCCATCAAAAGTTAAACTTCCGTTGTTGTACCATTGTGTACCCATTGCATTAGTTCCATTCGCGCCCAAGCCAGAACTGCCAAAACCGCCTAAACTACGGATGTATGCACGTGCAGTTGCTTGAGAAATGTATAAATATAAATCCTCTTTTCCGTAAAGCGCAGCAGGAATAGCATCAACGATTTTACCTAATTCTGTAATAACAGTCGCAGCAGCAGTAATGTTAGTTGAAGTAGCAGCAATTTCTTGAGCAGTAGGTAAACCAGCATCTAAAGCAATTTTAGTTACAAATCCGTCGAATTGTCCACTTGTAGCAGTAGCACCATTCCAGATAGCAACTTCATTTTGTGCAGCAACTTTAGAAGCCACATAACCTAAAAGGTAATCTTGAAAAGAAGCAGGCAAATTATCAAAAGATGAATAACCTTGCTCAATTGATTGCCAAGTTGTATGGAAAGTTTTTTTACATAATTCTAAATTTACTTGTAAATCTTTTACAGTCAAAACTCTTTCGGTCAAAGTAACTGTAGAAGTTGAAGTAAAGTCAAAAGTAGCGTCTTTTAATAAACCATCAGTCGCTATTTTTTGAAGGACTTGTTTATATTTTACATTTGGTAATACTTCAACACCACCGTTTTCGATAGTTGGAGAAGAAAGTAATGCAGCCGCCACATATTTGGAAGCGAATTCACCTGCATAAGTTGTTGTTAATGAAAGCGTTGTAGCCATTTTTTAAATATTTATTAGTTAGTTTTTAAATAATTTTGCGAAAACTACATCTTCTGTAGTTCTTTCACGTTTGGATGCAATTTGAAAAGAATTTTTTTCAACTACATTCTCAGGGTTATGCGTAATAATTGAAGCAGCGGGAACATTACTCGCTAATTCAACTTTTAATGCTTCAATTTCAGCTTTTAATGCAGCGTTAATTGTTGCAAAATTTTCAACCTCAGAAAAGAAAGTTTCTTTAGATACCGTTTCAACAACTTTTTTTGCTGTAGCTTCTGCCATAACTGGCTCGGTTGCTTCTGTTTTAGGTGCTTCCTCTTCTGCTTCTGCTTCTGCAGGTGCAATTGAAGTAATAATTCCTTCAACTTCTACTACCAATACATCCCCATTTGCTAAAGTATATTCTCCAACAGGCATTGGTATTGCACCATCTGGTGTAACTATTCCAATAGAATAATCTGGAGCAAACTCCTCTGCTTCAACGGTGGTAACCCCATCCATTAAAGTTTGTTGAGCCAACTTAACTTCCATAGAAAGTAGTTGCTTAACATTGTTTAGTACATTTTTGTAAGTCATATTTAATTAATTGTTAGTAATTACTCGTGTTGTGTTCGTGTTAACCACGTTTGAAATTGTTTGCTCAACTAATGATCCAATCCCTTGAGCTAATGTTTCTCCCGTGCAACATTCTTTTTTATATTTGCCGTCTTTACAAAGGCATCCTCTTTTGCCACCTACGGGACTTGTTTTGCTTTTACTTGTTGCCATTTAATAACTCTTTTAGTTGTTGAATTAACTCCTTATTTTTAGAACTCATTTCTGCCTTATCTGCAAAATACCCCTCTATTGAAAATCCTTTAATTTCTCCCGCTTTTACTTTGCTCCAAATCTCGTCATTATTGCATTTCATAGAAATCATCCAGGTACCTTTTGGCAAACTAAAACCATACTCTTTTGATTTATCCATTTCGGGATTATCAATTATCCAACTTTCAACAACCGACATATCTTTAATCGCTTTGTCGTGCATTAAAGTAGCATTGTTTTGATTTCCGTTTATTAAGAATAGCTCAGATGCTTGTTTAATTGTTTCAGAAGAAAAATAAACATAAAACTCATCTTTGCCATTCTTGCGAAATATTTGTTTATTTGGAATTAAAGCTGCACCCATTAAAATACGTTTGTCGTTATCGACTTCCGTAAATTCAATTTTTATGTGCTCTTTTAATGCAATCCAATCGGACTCAATAGCGGGTTTGTCGACTACACTAATTGCATCGACTCCGTCCGTTTCTTTATTCAATACTAATTCAAATATTTGCATACTCATATAACGTTATTTTATTTGTTTTGTTTCTAAATCGTGTTTAAAGCATTGATAATTAACCCAATGTAGCGTTAGAAACTATATTTCTATTCAACCCTTGAGCCGTTGTTACATCTCCAGCAGTTACGTAAGTTTTTAAAACAGGTGCTCCTTGTTGTTGCATAACTCCTGCGATTTGATTTACACCACTATTCCCTACTACATTGAAAGAAGGTGCGGCGGGTGCAGAAGCTCCAGCACTTGGAGCAGAACCACCACCACCTCCAGGCACTTGAACGGATAAAATAGATTTAACATTTTTTAAACCTGCCGCAACTGCTATACCCGCATTAATTGGAGCAAGGAACGGTCCTACATAAGGTATTCCAACCGTTGCACTATATGCTTTTTGAGCAGATAAAAAGGTTTCGATTGTTGCACTTGCTACGGCTGCAACTTTACCTGCTACAGTTTGTTTGCCTAATAAATCACCTAAACCGCTTAGAGTTTTTGCGGTTTCTTCTAATGCTTTTAATTTAGCATCTTTTTCTTCTTTTGCTATTGCTACTCGTGCATCAGTATTTGCCTTTTCAAGTTCAGTTTTTTCTTTTTGTTTTTTATTATAATCTGCATCTATTTCATCCCCAATTAATGCAATAGCTTTTAATTTATCCATTTCTTCAGATTTTGCGTCTGCTGCTTTTCTTGCATCCTCCGCTATATTATCTAATTTTGCGATAGATAATTTATCTAAAAATTCCTTTTCTTCTTTTGCTTCTTCTTCTCTTTGTTTCTTTTTTTCTGCCGCTATTCTTTTAATTTAGAACCTTTGGAGTTTTTCTACAGCTATGGAAAATATACCGATATTAATAATTTTGTAATAAATGATAGCGTAGATTTTGACCGAACTAAACTTTATAAAAAATTAAGTTTTGCACACGAAAAATCGGAAAGCATTTTAAATAACGCTTTTAGAAATACTTTTAATCGTGGGTTCGATTATGGGGATTTATTGTACGAGGACAATCTTTCAAATGAAAGCGCAACTTATGAAATTAAATCACCCTTTGAAGATGTAATGTGGGAGAAAACTATTGACGAAAACTTTATCACCGCAACGTTAATAGACAAGGATTTAAAGCCCTATAAACCCAAACCTATACTTATGTATAAGAATGGATTAACAACTCCGTTTGTTAATACTATTCAGTTTTTTAACGGAACAACCTACGATAGTGTTTTCGATTATCAAAGATTTTCAAACGAACTATTTATTAATAACGACATAGCTTCTTTAAATTTTGGGAACGAGCAGAGCAGTTGGTTAATGAATGGCTATACAAATAATTCATTATTCGCTTTGTGGTATCAAAACTATATTTTTCATTTCCTGTAATCCCATTTCTCGATTTTATAAGGCTTCAACATATCCAGCCTTTTGGATTCGCGCAGTTCACGGGCGACATTGCTGGCGATCTTTGCGGTTTCAAATTCATCCGCGAGACAGACGTTGACCTTCCCGCGTGAGGTTTGGAGTTGCACGATCATAAAATCACCTTTAGGGCGTTAAATGTGAAAATCCCTACCCATAGGGCAAACGCGGTCAACAAGCCCCATCCCGCCCAAATATTAAAAATCTGGATCGTCGTATATCGTTTCGACATGATTCGCTCCCATAAAAAAGAGGATGATAACCGCAACCAGCAACGCCCAAATGAGAAGCCAGATCATTTCAAATACGGTGGTATGATAATTGGATACGCTCCGCTCTCCGTGTAGCAGTAGTAATATGGTGTGGATTCCATAGTCATATCGTCCACCATACGGCATGGAATAAACATAGTGCCACGGCCACAACCATCATCCGGCCCAAGTATGTCTTGCGTGGGGTTGTTTCGATTGGCGTGGCGTTTGACCAGAGCCATTCTTGGATAAGTTTATCGGTTTGTGTCATTTGTGGCCTCCCGTGGATCGGTTAGGGAGAAGTGGTCAAAGAATTCTGATTCTGTCGCAAAAAAGCCTGTCCCAAAAGTTTGGCTTATACCAATCACCTGTACCCG